GATGCTCCTCTGTCTGGACTATACATAAACGACTATCCGGGCATGAGTTCGGAGCTGCTGGATAAGATTGCAACACCGGAGCAAGTGTCTTATGTGGGCATGTGGAACTCAGCACAGGCTGTGAGCTATGTGAGAATCAAGAGAGACATTCAGTCTGCCTTATTCACTTCAGCAGAGGCTCAGCTAGATCAAGTGCTATTCCAGACCAGCAAGAACTTTGTGCAGCAGTGGCAGCAGATTCAGACTGTACCAGCAGAGGCAATCCTGAAGGGTGCTTTTGTCAGTGTGCAGGGCAGCAAGTATCTGGCACTAAGAGTCAAGCAGATTTATGTTTACAATGCCGGAGCTGCTGTTGCAGGAGTGCCTTGGTACATCTTCCAAACTCAAGACGGAAAGATATTAGACCAGGGAACTGCTGATTTAGTTGAAGGCATGAATTATTTGCCTGTCAATAATGAGTTCTATTCTGACTTTGACAAAATCAACATCATGGTAGCAGTTGATTGCACCAATCTGCCAACCACCACAGGCTTCTTCATTGACTGGGGATGGAATCAGATGGACTTAGAATGTGCCACCAGATTCACATACCTGTGGCGCAATGGATGGAGCATCTTCCCGGTTACTGCTCCATTAGGCTATGGCTTTGGTGACTCATGGACTCAGGATAGCAGTCAGTCAGGCATCTACATTGATGCTCAGCTTTTGTGCAGCCTTGATTCATTCATCTGTCAGCAGAAGGAGTTTCTTCTGGATGCCTGGGCAAATCTGCTATGCTATCAGATACTTTGGCAAAAGGTAGCTTCACCAAGGGCTAACTACTTTGCCCAAGGCAATCGTGAGTTCACCGAGAGAGCTATGGCTACCTTCCTTGATGGCTACCAGCAGAGCCTAGCTATCTGGGCTAGGCAGCTGAACCTAAGGGGTGAAGGTCTGTGCTTCAATTGCGATAATGCTGGCCTGATCCAGCAAGGGTTTGTGAGACCTTAATTTATCTACATCTGGCACATACAGCCTTCTTGTAAATCAGAAAAGTCAATACTCATAGTTTTTGGCTGAGCAGACATCGCCACAATATCAGCTATTGACTTTCTGCCTCTAAATGATTTGTTGCCATATTGGTCTTCCATCCTTTGCCACCAATCCACAAATCTTGTCCCATTACGAATAACTTCAACTAGGTTATTGTCTGATTTTTTCCAGCATAATTCGCAATTACCAAATTTAGAATTAATGCCAAGTTTAAATGCTTGCTGATTCCACCAAGAGTTTAATTCAGGCAAACCAATAGGTGTAGGAAAGTCAGTAAGAAGTGGAAATATTCTTTGCTCATCATGTTTGATTTCTGCCCAAGAAATTCTTTTTGGCATGTCCTCCCTTCTAAAGCCAATAGCTGTGATGTATTTTTCATCATTAAAAATATCTTTAGCAAATTTATTACAAGGACGAGTTTTCATTCTTTCTGAGCAATAAGGTGCGTCTTGATTTGGCAAACCATTAAAAGAACCTTTGTTCATATGCATAATACATTGCTCAAAAACATTTGCTTTCATATCTAAACTATCCCAATCAACAATTTTATAGCCAATACCAACACCCATGACATTTGAATAAGTGCCTTCAATTAATGTTAATGGAATTCCCCATACTGATTCAATTTTTTTTAAGAAATCAATAGTTTCTGGTCGCTCCATGCCTGTATTAGCAAACACATAGGCTTTATTATAGTCCTTATATTTTTCACTTGTGTGAATGTGATAAGCCATCATAGCTGATGACCTACCGCCAGATACTGCAACAATAATGTTTTTCATTTTAAAAGCATCCTCCTTCTGCCCTCTCAATCTCCCGATTAAGATACCACTGAGCCTTCTTCAGGTCTTCCAGCTTGCTGCCTTTCTTGCCAGCTCTGGATATGTACTTAATGACATTGCCAAGGCAGAATCCTAGCTTCCATGCATCAATCACCTTGATGGCTTCATAGGTGCTTTCAGAGCCTCCGTAATGCTCTGGATGATTGACAGCATCAGCTTTATTAATCATGTCCTCACGATGCTTCTGAAGAGGCTGCTCATAATGTGGGTCATCCCAATAGTCGAGCATGTTCATGGTTCTAAATGTAATCCAGCAAGGGCTAAATGATGCTCAAGTATTTCGAGTTTTCGTTTACCAAAGTTTCTATACTTCAACAATTCGGTTTTAGATAGTCCAGCAAAATCTTTTAGTTTAATATTTTCTCGGTCAGCTTCTGGTAATTCATATTTTATGATTTGTTCTAAATAAAAAATCATTCCTTTTGGAATATGAATATCATAAATTCCCATTAAAGCATAATAATTTGGATCAACATTAACTCTATCTTTAATGTACTGCTGCCTTCGATATGCTTCAACTATTTTGAGTGCATCCTGGTATTCCTTTAAAGTAATCATGGATAGTAAAAGAGTTGCTTTGGTTTATTGCTCATAGAAATTGAATTGCCTTTAAGCTGATCTAATGACTGAACCATCTGCCCATTGAAGTACCATCCACAATGCCTGGGCTTAGAGCGCATATTTATCAGCTCAGCCTTGACCAGAACATCATTCATGTCAATCTTGCCCTCATTGGCAATCATGAAGTCAATTAGCTCTTCTATTGGGTTCATCATCTATCAGCATTCTACGGCAAACTTAATCTTTTGCCTTAATTATGTGCAGTTATCATTACTCATAATTCCCTGCATAATATTCATCAAAATCACAGATTGTCCTTTCAGAATTAAAGCCTCTGGCAATGAATTGAGTGATGGCATCATCCCATGTCTTACCGTGCTGCTCCTTCTCCATTTCTGCTGCTTGTTCAATGACATGTACAGGGACAATACCATTATAATTAATAACCTCGTTAAATAGCCATTGAACTGCCGTCATCTTATTTTCCATAGTTCTTTTTGTAATAGGTTTCAAATTCATCTGGGATGGGATAGTCATCAGGCAATTCATCGCCATCCATTAACCATCTACAATAACTACTTCTTTTTAGACCTTCAGAATAAGATGATTGCATTTGCTCCATCTCAAATGTCTTGGCATTATTGAGAATTGACCACCAAATTAATTTGTCCTTTGGCTGATCCCATAGCTTACGGAATAGCCAATCAACTGCCGTCATGTTATCTTCCATCTTCCTCCTTTATTAATCTGTCAATTACATGCTTAATATATTGTAAAGCAGCAAGTCCACCTTGCCAATAATAAGTGCTTTTAGGAGTATTTGCTTCCTGCTCAGCAAACCATTTCTTGGTCTTGATTTCCTTGGCTACAATGACTTGCAATTGCTCAAGTTGTGTCATACCATTAACTCGTCTAAGTTTATGCTGAACTCCTCAAATATCTCATTGACTTTATCTAATAGATGATAACCATCAACATGCTTACCATCCTCAGACTCATCAATAGCCTTGTTAATTACATTCTTGAGCCTATACAATGCCAGAGCCATGTCTGTTGCCTTAGTGCATCGCATGTGCGCTTGGATGTCATCCGGATCATCCAGCCTGAAGTAAAGTGCTGCTTTCATAATTTCCTCTTTTTAAGTGTTTGAAAATTGCCAATGTGCTTGATGAAGCCCCGGCATAATGTGAAGCCACTATACCCAAGGTCATAATACTTTTTGTTGTAGTCCTTCTCCGCAATGATGTGGTCATTAGGTCTCCATGTGCAGAATTTTCCAAACTCCCCTGCAATCATATAGTCAGACAGTCTCCTTAGACCAGGAGACCAAGTCATGCCATGCCAATCACCTCTGAATCTGTGGGCTAATTGCTGATACCTGATTCCGGTTTTAGTAAGTTTAATTCCTGGCAATATTGTATGCCCACTTCTGTCAGCTGGATGCTTAATCCAAACCACTGCACATTTAGGCTCAGCCTCAAGCACAGCCTTAGAATCACCTATAAATCCTGACTGATAGAACTCCCAATCATCTTCGCAATGAAAGATGTAAGGGGTTTCAACTCTGGTGTATAAGCTATCAATGGCATTTACTTGACCGGCATAATTGCTGACATTCCACTGAGCTTCTATCTGCCAATGTCTTCTAAGAAACCTATTAAGGTCTATTGCTAATTCAGTTGGAATTGCTCCTGAGTCCTCATGGATTAAGAATGCAGCCGGAGGCTGACCATCCCAATAAGACACAAGGCTGCTGATGGTCTTCTCAAGGAGATCAAACCTTCCGCAGCTGGTCAGGCAAATAGTAACATCTCTATCCTTTGACATACACCACTATTTTGAAAGTAATAAGTCCGAAAAGGATTAGAGTTACAATCCAGAAGAGACCTTCAAATAAGGCCTCCTTAATCATTTGTTTGATGCCTCTGTTAATCATCTGATTAGTAGATAAGAGTTATCAATTAAGGTAATTTGGGCATTAGGCTCAACTATGATTGAGTCAGCACCATTCCAGGCTAACTTCTGAGTCTCATATTCATCCTCAGTAAGCTCAATGCCATAGATAAAAAACTCAAATGGAGCTTTGTTAAGGCGATAGCTAAGCCTGTATGGTTTTTCCTCAATGTCTCTGAAGCTCCTACGCATGTCATAGATGGTGATAGTGCCACCGTACATGTGGGCATACTTTTGGATGTCCATAATTGTGCCTTTGGCATCCACACTAATCCCAAAGCTGGGATAGAGGTCATTAAATGATACTTTGCTCTGCATGTTGTAATTGGTTAGATTTGTAATTGCAATAGTAGCGGATAAAATTTATCTGCAAAAATATTTGTAAAAAAAGTTTATGCCTGTCTATGACTCCACATCTGCCTTCCTGAGGCAACAACTCAAGAACTTCAGAGAGGCATCCAAGGCTGACAAGGTGCTGAGAGCAGCAGCTCTATATGCTGCTCCGGCAGTTAGTGATAGGGTGCAGGATAGTGGCAGAAAGTCTGATGGCTCTGAGCTTCCTCCTTATGACTCAAGCAGAGTTATAGGCAAGGGAAGCCCTATCAGCAGGAAGTTTGGCGAGATAGCCAGCAAGAAGCAAGTAAAAGCCAGACTCAAAGCCTATGGTGATACAGATGAGTTTTATGGCTATGCTGACTTCCGCAGATCATTAGGTCTTCAGACTGCTTACATGGACTTAACTCTAACCGGGGCAATGTGGGCAAGCTGGAAGCCTGTGCCTATAAGCAACACAGCCTATGGTGTTACTTTCACAACTGCTGAGCAGGCTAAGATTGCAGGCTATTTAGAAGAGCGATTTGGGGCTATCTTTGAGCTTTCAGAGGAAGAACTAGCACAATCCCTCCAAATCATCAACAGACTTGCCATTGAATTCCTGAGTAAATGAAGCTGACCAAGGTAACCGTAGAGAGCGCAATTAAGAACCTATGTGAAAACATAGCAAGCACTTATGTCGGTTTAGCTCTGAACTATGGTGAGGCAGTGGAGAGCATTATCGAAGGATCAGCAGGCAACTATGTGACTCTTGATGGCTCAACTTATTGCGCTGTCAATGACACTTATCCGATTGTGCTGTTCCTGGTCAGGGAAAGTGCATCGGTGGAGGCTACTCCAGCCGGAGGCAGAGCCACAAGCCTGCTCAGAAAAGTCAATTTCAAAGTGATTGTAAATAGCAAGCTGGAAAATGCTGAGTTTGCACTGACTTCAATTATCAACAGGACTAAAGGAATTACCTATGTCGGCACAGACTTCAACTCGAAAGCAATCGCAAACCAATACTTCGGTCTTGCGGAGAGAAACTTTGAGACCTACTTTTTCGCCTTGGACTTATCAGTCACAGAGAAAATTAGTTGTGAGGTTTCCTGTTGATGCCATTTATTATATCAGTCTTCCTAAGGCTGCTCAAAGGCGCAAAAAACTACTCAGTCACTTTACTGAAATAGGTCTAGTTGATAGGCATGGCAATCAGCCACAATGCCAAAAAGCATCTAATGGAAATCACATCACTCACCGAGTTGATAATAGCCTTAAGAAAGCCAATAAGAGAACAGGCATGAGCATGAGCGAAATAGGCTGCTGTGCTTCTCATCGGGCAGTCTGGCAAAGGATGCTGGATAATGGCAATGAGTATGCCTTAATCCTGGAAGATGATGCCAGATTTGATGTCGAAAAGACCAATCAACTCGTGACAAATTGGAACAGGTTGCCAGAGTTTGATTTTCTGCATCTAGGCTGGAACTATTATTCTGGATGGGGAGAGCAGACCATTGAGCCTGTTGAGTGCATTGAGGGGCTTGAGTTATGGAAAGGGAATCACATGTGGCTGACTCATGGCTACATTGTCAATCGAAAGGCAGCACAGTTGCTTCTTGAGAATACTTATGTGCAGACTAATGGACTTGATGCCATGACAGCATGGATTCAAGACCTTATGCTCAGTTATGGCTTTAAGCCACATGTCTGCTTTCAAGACCCGAATCTGACCGGGCATCAGAGAAGTCAGATACATCACACAGGGTAACTTATTAAATCAATATAATGGATAATTTACAGTACATCAGAGATGCCATCAGGGATGGTGGGCATAACTCACAAGTGACAGTAGTAAGATGGGAACTTAACCCAACAACCGGAGCGCAAGATCATGCCTTTGAATTTCAGGTTAATGCTAGGATTGCTTTAAGAGAACTTCAAAAGCCTATCAATAAGCGGTCTTATAGCTGGGCAAAGGTGAGACCTATTGGTGATGTCATAGTTGGTAAGACTATTTCAGCCGGAG